TTATTAGATCTATATAATCTAATAAAAAAATAAAAATCCCTATATAGGGAAAAAGTTCAAAAATGGAAAACCCCCTTAAAAATTTTTTCCCATTTTAACCCTATATAGGAATTTTAAAATGAAATATGGTATTATATAAATATGGCAATTATTCCAAATAAAAGTGGATATATCTATGAAGGCAGCAAAGATCTACTCATAGATACTGACGATGTTAAAAATATTTACTTAATTGAAAATTTTATCTCAGAAGAAGATTTACTCACTATTGACAAAGGAATTAAAGATGGAAACTTTGTCATAGATAAATATAAAATGCATGAATACCCTTTAAGGGCCTATTTGGTCCAAGATTGTCATCCAGACGATCCAAACTTTAATCAAAATACCAGAGACTTACTAGAAGTACTTATTAAGTATAGGGACAAGGTTCAACTTCTTCTGGAAGAAACATTTGAATGTGAATTAGAAAAATCTGAAATAAACAGCATTACCGAATATAGAACAGGCTCTATGCTAAATGAGCACGCAGATAAGATCTGTGAATCTTGGAGAGATGTCAGCAATATACTATATTATAATGATAACTACACTGGTGGAGAAATATTTTTTAGCCAGTACGATCTTGAATTCAAGCCAAAAGCTGGTTCAGTGTTAATATTCCCAGCAGGTGGAAATTACGCTCATGGCGTAAATCCAGTAACATCTGGTGATCGTTATGTCACAACAACTTTTTGGGTTGTAAAAAAATGGCTAAATAAGCCGTACTCTTAGTCTTCTAATTCTTCTTCTTTAGAATTACGACCAGTAGATATCATTAGGCCAGCAAGTGTTCCAGTGATAAAGGTGGCAACGCTAGAAAGAACTCCAAAAAACATTTTGTCATTTTCAGCTTGAGCGCCAATTGGCTGTGTGACAAACACTAATGCGTATAAAACACCAATTGTTGTTAGTGTTAAAACACCAGCCAAAACACATCCAACAACAAATTTTAATCGAGCATCAAGTTCTTCGGGTGTTAGTCTTTTTTTCATGGCGCTACCGTTTCTTGTGTAGGTGTTTCTATTGTTGTTTCGCTTGGATCGAAACCAAGCAATGTTTCTGTGCACATTCCATCTACTAGACATAATGGTGGATTACACTCCTCTGCTTCCCAATTCTCTGGATCTTGACACTCATATCTATAGCTTCCGTCATAGCCGCAGGCTGAAACTGCAATCAGCATGATTGGAAGCAGTTTAATTAATCGTGATGACTTGTACATGCACTATAACCCATTAATTCGTTGCAAGTACAACTGTTCAAACATGAGGTTTCACAATCGCAATGTGCGCATTTGCACTCAGACTTTTCATGATTTTGACGCATCATTCGCCTGCTTTTTTAACCTTTTTGTCTACTTGATTAAATACCTGATTAATTTCAGCAACTGAAAGTTTCCCGTCGTCTAAAAAAGCTCTTGAAAGACCTTCAATTACGGTTGCTACTCCAGCAATCCCTGCCATAAAAACTGCTTTCCAAAGTGGCACTCCGGCTATTGTACCAGCACCAATTACGCCAAGACCAGACGCTGCAAAAGTTGCAACAATACGCATTATTATATTCTTTATTTGCTCCACAAAATCCCCTTCAAATTAAAGTATTATAGGGGATATAGTAACGATTTATTTAGGCAGTCCCAACACTTTTTCTGCAATGATATTTCTTTGTATTTCAGAAGAGCCCGCATAGATTATCTCTGATCTAGCGTTTAAAAATGTCATAATCCAACTCATCGAAGAGTTTTCTGAACCTATATCATCTGTTATCAACAGGTTTGATGGCTTTCTTCCCTCTAAGATCATGGCTTCTGCACCTAGTATTTCAGTAGAAAGCTCCAAAACTTCTTGGTGATACTCACTCCAAGCTAATTTGGCTATTGCGGATTCTGGACCCAATTGAGCACCGTGTAAATATTTTGATAATGTTCTTAGACCAGACCATTTTAAAATTTGGACTTTTGAGTAGCATGCTGCCAACGAATCTCGTATAATTGGGCTCAAATTAGTTTTGTTTTGCTGTGCTAGTCTAATTAATTTTTGGATCTCTTCTTCAAGAAGAATTGGGAGTACTGACGCATTGCCACCTCTCTCATGGCCCAAAAGAGTCATAGCAACTGCCCAACCATTGTTTATCTCACCAAGGATCTCTTCCTCTTTTACTACAACGTCCCTATAAAATACTTCATTAAATTCTTTATAGCCAGACAACATATTTATTGGTCTTACCTCAAGACCCGGTTGATTCATATCAACTAAAAAAAATGTTAATCCCTTATGCCTGCCCATAGTGCTATCAGTTCTAGCTAAGGTCATTATATGATTAGACGTCATCGCAGAGGAGGTCCATATCTTCTGGCCATTTAAGATCCAAGCATCTCCGTATTTTTTGGCGGACAAAGATATATTAGCTAAATCACTTCCTGCATTTGGTTCACTAAAACCCTGAGACCAAACATGTTCTCCAGATATAATTTTTGGTAAGTAGTATTCTTTCTGCGCTTCTGTGCCAAGAAGCAGAAGTGTATTCCCTAACATTCTGATACTCATAGAATCATTGATACTTCCCATTGGAACGCCAGCTTTTGTAAATTCTTCAGCAATTATTACATGTTCCATCGGAGAGGCGTCGGCCCCCCCGTACTTTTTGGGCCAAGTTGGGGCTAAAAATGTTGTAGTTGAAAGCTTTTTTCTCCACTGTAAAACAAATTCATTAAATTCTTTTTCATTTAATTTTCCCATTCCAGCCCAATCTTTTGGGAGGTTATTGGATAAAAAAGTTTTAACTACATTTCTGTATTCTTCTGCTTCAGCAGAATAAACTGGTTTCATTTTAGTACCTCGACATTTTGAGCCAATAAGACCAGTAGGAGTCTGTTTTCAAACGATTTATTTTCCAATTACTAAGAATTTGATCTTTTTCAAGGAAGCAACCATGGATATTTCTCTCACCTTCAGTTGCACTATACTCTGATCGCCCATGCAAGATCCTAGTATTATCTATCATATAAAGATCGCCTTGGTTCATCTTTATTTTTAATTGGTACTTTTGATGCTCTCGCATTTTCCCAAATTGTTGATACGCAGCATAAAAATCGTACATTTTTTCTGGAGGCAAATTAAATGGCTGACTTGAGTGATTAGAATATCTAATACAATTAATTTGTCCAATAGAATCTAATTCTATTATTGTTTTTATAGATTCAAAAATGTTGTTATTATCTTTTAAATAAAAATGAATTGGAGTTTTTGCAAGAAGCTCAAAATGTTCTGGATACAGAACTCTCATATCTTCTGCGATTTTAAAACCATCGCATAAAGTAGATTCTCCACCTTTTGTAGTATTTTTAGTGAATAAACTTATCTGCGCTGTAGCTATTGGGTCCCTATAAGGATCATCTGTGTGTCCAAATAAGGCATGGTTTGTATATGCAACACTATTAGCATCAGCGTATGATTTCACATGATAAGTCCTACCCCAATTTGTTTCTCTAATGTATCCAAAAAAATCAACTATATCCAATACGTCAACATGTGGTACTGGAATATTTTTTATAAAAATAATTCCGTATTGGTAAAATCCTTCTATTATTTTTGATAAGTTTTCTTTTGAACTTGAATTTTTTTCAGAAAGAAAAGAATAATCAAATGTAGGAATAGCATTATAGTTTGATCTATCCCATAAAAATATTGGATCTTTTGCGTAACCATTGTTATTAGAATAATCGTATTTTTTTAACCATTCAAAAGAAAATAAACTTATATGGCCATCTTTCCAGTAAATTTTTAATTCTTTATCAGAAAATATTGTTTCTTGTGGCTTTATATCTAAAGGTAGGTTAGATGTTTCTACTAGTCTATGGTTAGTTTGAGAGTGCCTGCAGCAAGAGCAATTGTCTCTTAACCAGATGTAATGATATATGCTATGACCATTATCGGGCCATTGTATTTTAATTGATATATCAGTATTTTCTATTAGCTTAGGTGCCTGCTTCATATGTTCCTTTGAGGAAGGTGTTAATTTTATTTATATAAGTCAATAGCAGAAGATTTATCAGAATGATAAAATCCAGTTTTATGACTTACAATATTTCCATTAATTATACCATAATGACCAATAATAGACTTTCTTAAAATATTTTCGTCTACTGGGTCTGAACCTCTATGTATCAAATGACCATTCCATATGATTAAATCACCTTTATCTGGCAAAAAAGAATATGCTAAAGCTTCTCGCTTTAAAGACTCTTGTATTAAAAGATTGCTAACTTGATCTTTATTTGATTTATCATAAATTAGGTTGTAGTCAATATCCCAATTGTGTGAACCAGGGATAAACTGAAATGGGCCAGAATTAGGATCAATTTTATCCAGTGCTACCCATACTCCGAAATAGTTGTTTGCGCCTTGTTTATCAGCTTTTGTCCAATCCTGATGCCAAGCTTTTCTAGTTGAAACCCAACTAGTAAAAGATAAATGAAGGACAATATTATTATTTAACAACTTTAAAAAATTAAATATATTTTCATGACATAATATATCTAATATTTCTTTATGGTTCATGTAAGAACTTGAGCTAGTCCAACCATGATAATTTAATATCTGCCCATTTTGTGAGTGGTGATCTAACCAAAGTTTTTCATACTGATTTATTAAAGTTTCAGGAATCGCATTTTTTAAAATAGCATAGCCATTTTTTTCGTAGAATTCTACGGTGTTCATTTTGTTCCTGGATCTACATTAAGTTTTTCTAAAAACTCTTTTTCTTTCTTCCATAATTCTTCAAGCTTTTCTTGAAGAGTTAGATAGTCTAACTCATTATGGTTCGATGAAGATACATTCTCCTGGGCATTCTTCTGCTGCTTCAACTACGTCTCCTAATCTTTCTTCCGAAAAAGATGCCAGACCAGCGGCTCCTTGTGGGTTTCCCACAGCTTCCGCATAAATTTTGGTTCCTTCTTTGACATATGCAAGACCATCCGGCATCATATGGAATACATCTGGCGCTATCTCTGCACATAGTCCATCTCCAGTGCATAAGTCTTGATCAATCCAAACTTTCATTACTTTTTAATCAATTCTTCTGGGATAATCCAAAGCTTACAAATAGCCATTGGCTCTATTTTGCCAGAGACTATTTCACATCCGCCACCACCGATAAAATAAACGCAATTAGCACAAGCCATTCCTTTATCTTTGAAAGGGTTAGCTGATGCTGGCGCATAGTGTGCACCATTAGCTTTTGCGGTTTGGTTAAATTTACCATGCATCTCTACGACTTCTTCATAGAGTTCATACATCATTTTTTGACGATTATTTAACTTTGATTCTGGGCCTTCTTCTTCATCGCCGTCTTCTTCTTCGTCTTCAGGCATTTCTTCATCGTCATCTGATTTATTGTACGCAGCTTCGTTAATTGTTTTTAATTTATAGACTTGGTAGTCTAAATTTGAGAGCCAAACATTTTTCATTCTCTATCACCTTGAGTAACTAATCCATCTGGAATTGCTGCAAGGCGGCAAAGACCACCAAGTTCAATTTCTTGAGCTACAATTTTACATGTTGTTTCTGATTCACGTAAATAGCAGTTTTTGCACATAACGCCCATTTCAGCATTGTCGTTTTCAGCAGCTGGAGTGTATCCAACCCAAATGCCCTTACCGTCATTATTAGCAAGTTTGCCATATTTTGCAGCAATGGACAACAAAGCGTTGGCAAACTCAAGTTCCGGTAGCGGCATGCTTGCCATCTCTTTTTGTTCAAGATTTTCTAAAAATTCTGCTAGCCAATAAATAGACATATTTACTCCATTTTAGTTAAAATTATATAATAATAGTACTACAGTTTTTGTTTTTGCGCAAAATTAACCATCAGACATTAAGCTTCTTCTCAAATTTGAAGCTTCATCTGGGCCCATTGGGCCATCTGGCTGATTTCCAATTTTATCTCTACCTTTACCTATAGCAAAACCAGCTACAGAAAGCAATGCTGCGGTTCCTGCAAGTCTAAGATTTTTTCCATTTTTTGCTGCTGATATAACACTTCCCGCTAAACCCTCACTAGCATCAAGTATTTCCATAGTAGTTCTTCCTGGAGCTTTTCCTGTAACACTAGTTATTCCTTCAACAAGTTTTTTCTTGAAAGCAGTATCAACTGGCGCTTTGCCAGCAGCACTTCTAAATCTAGCATTATCTGTTTCTATGATATTTTCTAATAATTGTTCTTGAGCTTTTTCTTTTTCTTTTTCAACTCTTTCTTCTACTTTTTTAGTTGGATCCATCTTTTCTTTAGCTTTTTCTGCTAAAGCTTCTGAAGCTTCTTTTGGTGAAGTGGCAACGCTTAGAGCGTCGTCTAAAACGCCACTCATATCAATTTTTTTATCATCTATGTCTGATCCACCTTTTGCCGCATCTTTTGTTTCAATAACTTTTCCGGCTTTTAATGGTATTCTTTTTCTTTCTTTAGCGATTGGTTCTTCAGCCTTTTTTACAGGTGTTCCAACTTTAAGGACTGGTCTACCATCTTTTGTTGTTTCAATAATAGCTTTTGGTGCAGGTTGAGTTACATCTGCTTTTTCAACTGGACCGGTTACAGTTATATCTGCTTTTTTAACCGGAGTAGCTACAGCTGCAGTAACAGCTTTTGCTTCTTCAGATGTTTTTGCAATTTTTGTTGTTATTGGGTCAGGAGCTCTAGATGGCCTAGTGTTGCCATAAACTATTTCTTCGTCCATTTCTTTAGAGTACGGGCTAGGGGGTATCGCTCCAGACACTCTTCTTTCAAATACGTCTTCTATTGTTGCATAAGGTGACTTATATCCAGGCGAACCATGCAAAATCTCTTGAAATGCTGGCTCTGCTGCCAAAACATTATTAATCCTTTGTGCTTCTCTTTCGGAAACTTTTCCAGAAACAGAATATTTGGATTCTGTTGGACCAGATGATGATTCGCGAAAATTTGGAGTCCCATCTGGATTTATATCAGCATAATCTGTGGTAAATCTACCAGAAACAAAACCAGATAGTGGTGCATTTTTTGCCCCAGTTGATCCAAGCCCAGCCCTATAAGTACGATCTCCTTGGGACTGCAGCATTCCGCCTACTCTTTCATTGAGAGCGGTTATAACTTGATCTCTTCTTTCTAAAGTTTGTGGATAGGCTGTAAGATGTCTGCCTTGACGATACCCTCCAGAAAGTTTGTACTGCATTCCAAGATCTTCCATGACGCCCATAGTTTCAAGCACTGGCAACGGATGCATGTATTTTTGTTGTCCACCAATTGTACCAATGAGCCCTGCCCCATCAAGTTTTTTAGATGGATTTCCAATAAAAGCATTTTTAAACTCATCATAAGACATACCAACTTTGCCAAGTAAGGTGTCCATTTCTTTGGCAGTTTTTGCATCAGTTATTTCACCAGTTGCAGATCTACCCATGGCATAAAAGAAATCGTCTAAAGCAATTTGCTTTTCAAAGTCAGCGTGGATTTTCCAACCATGGTTAATATCTATACCACTAGCACCGACCATACCAAAACGACTATCAACTTTTCCAGAAGGATTCTGAAATTGTTGGCCAGCAAGACCTATCTGTATTGCACGATGCGGAGTTTTTGCCATTAAAATATCCTTTTAAAAATTATGCTGTTGTCACACATCTTCTTGAGCAATATAGTTGATTTTGGTCTTCATATACTATACCACGACCTGTTTTTTTAGAACACTTAGGGCAAATATGAAAAACGCCCTTTAAAGCAGCCATATAATACGTAGCTTTACCTGGTAAGGTTGGCTGTACTGTTTTATTACCTGAATTTACTTTTGCTGGTTTTTTGCCGGCCATGACTACCCCTTTGATATTTTGGTTATATCAAAATAGTAATCAAATGCTATAAAAATGGAGCGGGTAGGGAGAATCGAACTCCCACGAGCAGGTCGGAAGCATGCCAGTCTACCATTAACTTATACCCGCAATTATTCAGAAAACCAGTTTGAATTTAAATAATTAGCCAAATTTGATTGGTTCGTTAAACCGATTTTCAATAATATCCTTAATAGTATTTAAAGTATTTACAGAGGCTACACTTTTAGGACTATTAAAAAGTATGTGCATTTGCCATAGTGCGTCTGTAATATTCTTTGCAGCTATGACTTGAGCATTTTCTGGGTAGCCGTCTTTTTTTACAGATTCAAGTATCTGCTTGTAGATCTCAGTATATGTCATAATTATCCTTTAATTAAAGGTCTCCACTCATTAATCGTAACCTGTTGTATTTTACCATCTGTAAATTTAATATTATAAGATAACCAATACTTTAAGTTTTCAGACGGTATTTCAATAGACGTGTAACATTCTACGTGCTGATGAACATAATATTGTTTATATTCATCACCATTTTTTTGATACATGTATCCGTTTTTATCTATATAAAAAACATCTAGAACACAGTGTAAATCCTGTGTTTGAAAATTATCAGCAGCTATTGAGTTTTTAATAAATATTTTTTGTTCTTGGGTAGCATTATCAGGAATGGGCATATCATAATTTATATCAACGTAATCAAACATTCCCATACGAATATTATATCATTTAATTGAATGGTTCTTGTTGATAGCACCAAACTCTAGAAAATATTCTTTCGCCTAAAGAAAAACCGCCTCTTACTGCGTGAGCCATGGTAAATAAATCAACTAATACCAAATCTCCTTCATCCCAACTAATCCAATGTTGGATATCAGAATTATTGAGTACTTCTTCTGAGATGTATCCTTCTATTTGCTTAAATAAGAATATGTCTTCTTCAGAAGGATCTAATCCATCAACAGATGATAATAGGTTTTCATTAGGGTAAAAACCCATTCTTACTACTGGAACGTTTGTCTTATAGTGCTTTTGTATTATCGGTCTCTCAGTGCCAGACGAATGGTCGTCTAAAAAAAGAATAGTGCCAGTATTATCAGTGTGAGTAGTAGATTTAATTTTTATTTTTTTTAAAAAAGAAATCCATTCTTCAGGGATAATTGAAAATATTTTTGCCATATTAACAAAACCTGTTGTACCTGAACTTGGATCACATTTAAATTTAATCATATTCCAAGAAGCAGCTATTTGTGGATTATCTTGATGGATATTTTCCATGTGCCATTCAATAAAAATACTTTTTTTACGAGAAATATTAGTAGGACCACTTAAATGTCTATTAAAAGTATTTTTATGATCTTCATTTTCAACACAATAAAATGGTGGACGCATTTCTTCTTTAAGAGTCAAATTTGGCAAAAAACCAAAGTGTTCCCCAATGGCACATGTTATATCCCACTGTTCTTTAGTGGTGGCAAAAAGTTTTTTAAAATGGATCACTCCATCTGCTAGAAACAGATCCAAGTACTTATTTATATTTAAAAGAATTTCTTTTGAAGAAACATTCTCTATTTGGGCAATCAAATATTCCTCCAAATAAAACAGCTCAGTGGGCAAGGGGTTCTTGCCCACCAAGAGCATCTGACTTCGTAGGAAAAGTATAGCACAGTTAGAAGCATTTGTGTGTAAAATCACAAAAAAAAGTACTATAGTTATATCTATTAAAGGAAAAATATGGGTTATTTTAGCATTGGATCAAAAGCAGCAATGGGCGTTGCAGCAGGAGCTGGCATAGGCTATGCCGGCTATAAGGCAACTGGTGCTGGTTACACAAATGCTGGCATGGGTACCATGGGTGTGGGAACAGCACTAGGTGTTGGTTCTTTGGCTCTAGGTAAACGTGGAATTTCAAAGCATGCAACAGCAAGAGCTTTTGAACGTGTCGCAAGAGAAACAGCAAGAGCTTCAGGAAAACTTTCTGGGCAGGCATCAAGAAGATTTGCAGGAGCAAAAATGGCTGGTGTGGTAGGGGTCGGTGCTGCAGGATACCGGTGCTTATAATCAGCAACAGGGCGATATTATGGGAGCAGCTGGAGGTTATGCCTTGGCTGGAGCTTCTTTATTTGGAGCTGGCAGTCTAGCTGTTAAGGGTCTTGGTAAACGCAATTTAGCACGAGCTGCTACATCAGGGGTAGGTTTTGCCGGACAGGCTTTAGAAGGAACTGGGAGAATGTCTAGAAGGGCAGCTTCTACTGGCAGAGCTATTTCTAGAGGCACACCGAGAAGTTCCGGCAGATCTCTTACAGCGTTGCCTATAGCATCACCAACAAGCACAGGGGCGCTTGTTAACCCAGCTGCTGGGGGTGGAGTTACTTCACAGGGAATGGCAGCTTATGAAGCAGCACAAAGAAGGCCTTCACTAAATCCATTTAGTGGTTTTTTTAGTTAAAAACTAGTTTTAGGTTCTAAAATAAAAAACTATTGATAACCATTTTCTACTTTTTTTTGTAGATGATTTAAATTTTCTTGTTTTGTAGAAAACTTTTTACGTATTTGATCTCTAAAATTATTTGTCCATTCATAACGCTGTGCGTAATGATTATTTGAATTTGTACTGACGTAAGTACGATCACCATGAGAATAAAAAGCCAAATATATCCAACGAAATCCAGAAGTTATTTGACGCACCTCATGGGCACCAATATAATTAGAAGGATAAAATAAAGCTGAACCAGCCTTTGGATGGACTTCTATATCCCAGTTATTGAAATAAATACCACCACCAGTGAATTCATCGTTTAATAATAATGACGCAGTTAAAGTATTTCCTATAGCTACTGTAGATGTAGCCTCAACACTGTTTGGCTTATAGCCTAAAGCAACATCAGAATGAGGGCCCATAACTCCTTTGGGTAAATACTTAACAAAATGCATGCCGCTATAGTCTGTGATGCACTCTGCTGCTACAGGAAATAACTTACAATATTCAACTGCAGCTCGATGCATAGCGTGGTTTATGTTTTGAACAAAAGGTAAAGATTGAATATCTTTAATGTATCTTACTGGCATTGTAGGAACATCTTCTTCAGGGATGTGGTGACCACCTTCCATAAAAGTTTTTTCTTCTACTTTTTTATAACCTTGAGGTTCAATACTTTTTTCAATTGAAGCCAAATTAATTTCATTAAGTTCGTCTTTTGATAATAAATCTTCAAATACGACAATTCCATTACCTAAATGATTAATTTTCATAGATATATTATATCAGCTTTCTAATATCTGTTTTTAGGTTCTAAAATAAAAAACTTTTAAAATAGTTATTTTTTGTATAAACAAAAAAATGCAATAATGGAGCCCGCTCTCGGGATTGAACCGAGGACCACCGCATTACAAGTGCGGAGCTCTACCACTGAGCTAAACGGGCAAGTACGTTAGTGATAAAAAATTGTATCACATAATTGAGCAACAATATATTAATTACTTTTGCAAATCTTGAATCTTATTGCGAAGTGCAATAATTTCATTGTCACGTAAAAGAACTTTACCTTGCAAATAATCTATACAAAAGTCAGCTTCTTTAAGATCGTCTTTTAATTGTTGAATTTGATATTCTAAATCTTTAATCTCACGAAATGTTTTCATATCCATTTTAGAAATTATAGTTTTATCCATGTTAGAAGGAAAATTATAATAGTTCATACCACAAACAGAAGTATTTTCATGAGAACACTGGGATTTTCCAGGTCTTACAATATGGACGTCACATTCAAAATACCCACAAGGTATAACTTCTTCATCCATTTGAAATCCACTTAGATTTTACATATTGATGAGTTTGTTCAGAAATAGTATCTTTATGAAAAGGATCATGAAGTGACCCTTTTAAAAGCTCAGCTAGTTGAGGTTTTGCAGAACTTAAAACCAAAAAATAAGTTTGACCATATCTGTTTGTTTTAATTGATTGGTGATACTTATCAACTAAAGCAAGAAAGTCTTCGTATGAAATATCTGGAGATATTTTCACAAAATCTCTTTACGCATAAATAGCTATTTTTTCTTCTTTCCGAATATTTAAAACCATTTCAACATACTTAGATGTATGAGAAGATGGATTATTGCAAACTGGAGGTTCACTCAAACGAACATATGTGGTTAGTTGAGAAGAACACTTAGGGCATACCCATTGAAGTTTATTTTTAGGATTTAATTTTTCGTTGGGAGTATTATCAATAATATCGTCAATCGATTCAATTTCTTCTGAATCATCAACTTCATCAATATAATCTTTGGTGCTCATAACTTGAACGGCATTCTTCTTTATGCAGCCAGGACAGAAGCGTGGCTTTCTACCACGTGAACGATTCCGTGACCAAGTGTTTTTGCACAACTGACATTGTATTTTTTCTCTAGCCATTACACTCTCCAAAATATGATACTAATTATATGTAAGAGCATAGCATAAAAAATAACTATTTCTGCTCTTGTACAAAAGTATGAAATGGGGCTCCTGTATAAGAATCAAATCTAGCGGCAATGCTCATAGCTTTAAGGGCAATCTTCTTAGCTACTTGGACTGTTATTGGAGCTTTAGGAAGCAAAGCAGTAAGAGCACCGAGGGCATAAGAAGACCCACTACCAAGGGCATAGACACCAGAAGTATCTGAAAGCCAAGAGTAATCACCGTCAACTATATAAATTTGGCCAGATATAGAAGCTATAACAATTGATTCATGTTCTGCCATATGACGTTTTTCATCTTTATCAGGCGTGGCATAGCCATGTGCTTCAAAGCATTCTCTTAATGCCGGAATAAACTTAACAGTAAAGAACTGATCTAACTTCTTTCCTTTTATTCCAGCAGGAGCTGGAGGAGGAACAAAAGCATGATGCAGTAAGTTTATAGCTCTAAGATCTCCAGCAGCACCAAGAAGGTATTTTCCGTTAGAAGCAACCTTAGAAGTGCCTTCTCTCAAAGTGCTGACCTGAGAAGCATAGCCATCACCATCCATGTCTGATATACGAGAATCAGAACAAATAAGGGCAAAACCGTCCCCTTGAATAGCAACTATCGTAGTCATAAATACATTATAACACAAATTTAGTTATTTGAGTCAACAGTAAAATATGTTGATCCAAATACTTTAAAAGCAATTTCTTTAATGTCTTTAGATTTGGCTGGAAGCCATACAGAATCATAATAAGCCTGTTTTTGCTTATAAGCAGCAAGCTTTTTATTTTTCTTTTTCTTCCTAGACATTATACCTCAATTAAATTAACTTTAACGTAATTGACTCTTTCAGCAGTATAAACATTTCTTATATTAGAATTAAAATATCCACCGTAAGACTTTGCTTTACAAAAGCCGCTATATATTTCAAATGGAACATCATAGTATGCCCAAATAGAGCCAGTAGTAAACGTAAGCATTAATATATTGCCGTCTTCAAACCAAGACATTTTAATAATAAAAGAACTGTCCAATGGCGAATGGGTCTCAACCCGCATATCAGAATTCTGCAACATATTTAAATTCCTCGTGATACTCATCAAAAATTTGTGGTTCTTTCTTTTCAAATATCATTAATAAGAACTTGATAAGAATAAGCAATAAGTGTAGCACAATAACAGAACGTGCCATGGCATCCTTCCTAATAGTTGGTAAGGATATGTATTAAGCGCGTCGGGCAGGAATCGAACCTGCAACCTACAGATTAGAAGTCTGTTGCTCTATCCGATTGAGCTACCGACGCATATACTAGACAATTATACATCAGGATATAATTGAATATTTTTAGTTTTAGTATCTATAAAGAGTTTTATTTGGATAATAGAATCGTTATCTTTAACAAGATAAACAAAGCCATTAACCCAATAAACTCCTTCAACTATGTATCCAGGAATATCTTTATATGAATCAACTAAATACGGTAGCCCATTAGAAAGCATTTTATACCTAAACACACCAAGTGGAATTGAGGTCCAAAAAGTTTCAATAAGCTCATTTTTTTGAGGAAAATAAACAGTGCCATGAAATGCCATAAAATTATTAGCTAGTGCCTTTGTGGCATCTAGCCCAATTTTATCAGAATCATAAATATACCAATCACCGAATTGATTTTCCAATAAAAAACCATATGAATCTTCTTCATACCAAGTGGCTTCTAAATCAGAAATATTTTCAACGGTAAGAATGGTTTTGTTCACTATATTTATTCCGATACAAATAAGCTAAATAGGCCTTCAATGATGGCTACAATTATAGCACCAAAAGCAGTTAGTATTGCTGCTGCTACAAAAGGATCCATAACCTACCTTATGTGTTTGTTATTTGTTTGTTAGATAAAAACATTTTGACATATAGTGTTTTGTTTTCAATATTAGCTAAAAACTTTAAAACAGACATACGCCATTTATGATGTTTAACCTTCAAGTCAATTATTTGATTTTCTCTAAGATATTCATCAGTTGCTTCGTTAGAAGCTGAAAGTTGATAAATATCCATTTTATTCTTTGCATTTTGACACGATAGTTGAAGCTCAACTTCTCGTCTCAAAGTCTGCAAAGTATAAAGCCAAAGATCAGGAGATTGATGCAAATATTCAAAGATATCTTGACTAGAAGAATCCTTTACATCATCAATAACCAGTTCTCTAAATCTTAATAATTGTTCTTGATCTAATATCTCTGTCATAATAATTAACTACCTTTACTGTAGCAAAATTGGTACGCTTGGAGCATATCTGCTTGAAAAACTTCTTCAGCAGAAGCTCCGGCTTTTAGAATATACAATAAAGAATATACTGGAAATATTGGCCAAGATCCCAGCCAAGTAATCTTTCCTTTATAAGTTTTAATTGCGGCGTCTGGCCCAAAAAATGTTTTAAGGACGTTATTGCCAACAGGTATAATAAGCTTAGGATTCATTATTTGAATCTCTTGATGCAAGTAAGGACTGCAGGTATCAATAATAGTCTGATCAAAAGAATTTGAATTAACAGGGCATCTAACTAGATATGTTAAACATA